ATTTATACCCCTTATTTTCTTATTACAATTATTACATTTTGTATCTCTATCTAATTCGTGACATCCATTCCACCCTTCGTAATTTTCGCCACTTTTTAGCTGATGACAATAATCTGAACAATAGTAATTATGATTTATAATATCATTATTTTTATCTTTTATAAATTCAATATGCATTTTATACCCTCCTTATAAGAGTTCTTTGATTCGTTCTTTTTTTACTTCTAAAGTGCCATCGGTATTTAAGACAGCTCTTTTTATAAGTACTCCATCAATAAAGTAAAGATAGTCTTTAGTTCCGTTTTTATAGCTATGACATTCTATTTCTGTTGATAAAAAGTAGTGACTATTTTTAGAGCTAGTTCCGACAGATATATGAGTTACTTCTTTATCTCTAACTCCATGACTTTTATCTGTAGCATAGCTATCATTAGATATTTTCTTCCAAATTGGATATTGTCTCATTAGTTGGTCCTCTTGTTTATTTTCTTTCTTTAAGAAAATCGTTAGCTTCTTTTATTATTCTTTCTACCGAATCACTACTCAAGCAATCCCTTAAAAAATATATCATTAAATATTCAAGTAAAACATTTTGATGATTGTCTTTATTCTTTGACAGCTCTTCTATGAATTTTTTTATATTTACATTCATTTTATGCCCTATCTATATTGTTTGATTGGAAATAAATCGTTATATCGATTTACTTTGTTAGCTAGCCTTAAGGCTGAACCCGTATCACTAAAGTGATTGACTTGATTGAAACCTCGTGACTCTTTGCCCGTAACTTTGATGGTGAACTTCGTTCCATGTTTTTTGGTCGTCGTTTTGATTGCTGTTACCATGTTTAACCCTCTTTTACTAGTTAATATATTATATTCATAAATTCATATAATATATATAACTAGTTATAAAAGAGGTTATAAATAGGCGGTTCGTTAATTGCGTATTGTATAGGCTTTTAAAATGGCTTGATATGGCTTTTTTATCTCGTAGGGGGTAGGATGCTAGCATAAACCAATAAAAATTGATTTTAGCCTACATTTTGAGCTTTTTAAAGGTATTTTAAATATTTATTTGAAAGTATTGTTTTAAGATTGGCAAGTATAGGATAAAAAAAAAGGGCTAACCGATTAAAGCTAGCCCTTTTATTTAGATATATAAGAGTATTTTTAGAAAACTCTTTTATCTAATGAACAATCAAAGCGCTCTTCCTCGTTCATTGCTACCTCATCAATCCAAACTTGTTCTACAAGTGCCTGTTCATATTGTTTTAGCGGTAGGTCTAGATTAGGAAGTGCTAGCAAGTCAAAGCCAAAATCTTTTAGAAACTCTTCTATAATTGCATTAGCCTCAATTCGTGCTAGCTTTTGGTTAAGTGTTATTGGGTTATCATTTATTGTTATTGTTGTATTCTGTAACATATTTATTGTCCTTTTTTTATGTTGTTTTTTTTCGGCGTCGTTGCCATGCTTTATTTTACTATATAGTAATGTAGGTTTGTCAATATATTTATTTATGGCTAGTTTTTTTTTATTTTAATTGAGCGTTATGAGCGTTATACCGACTAAAAAAAGTCAAGTCAACGTAATTTACATTGTGCAAAACGGATTGCGACGGGGTCCGACATATATATAGTACCCTCCATAAAAATTTTGCACAGTTTTTAACATTCGCATAGCATAGCCATAGCAATCGCATTGCCATCGCATAGCACTGCATAAGCAGTATAAACCTTAGGTTTATAGATAACATAAATATATTATTTAAAATAAAAGGTTTACTTTTATGCTTTATAAACCTTAGGTTTACAGCCACCAACACACAAAAAAGGATTACACATGGGATATGAATTAAAAGAACTCGGAGGAAACTTATTTACCAATCAAGGCAAGCAAAAAGAAACGCAGCCTGATTTTACTGGTAATGTAAAAGTAAATGGAGTAGTATATAATATAGCAGGTTGGAAGAATACTTCAAAGAACACTGGTAATGAATATACAAGTCTAAAGCTTGAACCAAAAGAAGATGACACCCCATTTTAGAACTTGAAAGTAAAATGCAAAGGAAAAGAGTTTGATGTCTATGAAGCAAATGAAGCAGACTCTCTTAAAATTAAAACCATTGAAAACTGGCGTAAGGCAAAGGTTGGCGATTGGATTCTCACTCATGATAATAAGATTGTGCAATGTATTGGAAGGCGTAGTTACAAAATTGAAGGCAAAATTAAACCGCTTACTTTTATCCGTACAGGTTTTGGAGAAACTCCCACTTACTACGGAAAAATCTACGCCAAACAGCAAAAGAACTGGACAGGAGATGAGCTGGTATACAAGCAGTACGTTAGAAACGTTCCGCCCACAACACTCCAAAAGCGTTTTGCCGACTATCTCTCCAAACATGGAACAATCGACAAAAATGGACAGTTCGATTCCCAATCGATTGTGGATGCATATACCAGTTCCTTCAGTGAGAACAATCCCCAAACAGCGCTTAGAAGAGGTATTAGAATTTTACGCAAGAAACATATCACTGATAGGATTAGCATGAATATGCGTGAAAAGTTTATGGAGATTGGTATTGATGATGAATGGGTTGCCAATCAGTATAAAGATTTAATAATAGATGCCCCACCAAATGCAAAACTAAATGCACTCAACAGAGTTTCCGATTTATTAGGACACACAAAGAAAGAGAAAGAAGAAAAGACACAAAATATTATTATGATATCAGAAGGAGATAAGAAACTGCTAGCAGAGGCACGAAAAGAATTATCAGACAAAGACATTGGTAAATTAATTAATATTGTAAAAGACAAAGGAATAGATGGTGTTCTTGAAACGGAAAATACCGAAAGCAACTATATCGATTGAGATAGATACCAATTATTCTGGTATCATTATGCTTGATAACAAAGAAACATTTGTAGAGCCAAAAGTTTCAGAGTTAATTTTAAACATGATTGAACATATCGATGAGCTTAATAGTAAGCTTGATATATATGAAAATAACTTTCTAGGAAAAGCAGATGCCTAAATATTTATCTACAAATCAACTTCGATTCACAGATGGAACATCAAGATTGAAAACTACATTGATGAAGGGAATGAAAAAATTACGCAACAAAAAAAAGAAAAAGGCATCAACGAAGAAATCAAACAAATGATATCAGACAGACTTGATTTAGGTCAATCTAAATACAAACAAGACGTACCTTTGGATGATGATAGAGATTTTGTACAAGAAACATTGGAAGAGCTATTAGATGCTTGCGTTTATTTAAGCGCACAAATACTAAGGGTAAAAAATAAGATTAAGTAATGCAGTTATCTTACACTATAGAAGAAAGAGAAGCACTAATGAAAAGGATGTATTTAGATATATTCTTTTTTGCTAAATTTATTCTAGGTGACCCAGAGCAACCTATGCATTACCATATTAGAAGTAAGTCGCCTGACTTTCACAAAAAGATAGTATCAAAACTTTTAAATCTTGATATTGGCTCAAAGCTAGCAGTTGTTGCGCCTAGAGGTCATGCAAAATCTACACTTATCAATCTTGTCTACCCTTTGCATAGAATTTTGTTTGATGAAGAAAAATTTATTCTTTTAATATCGGAATCAGAAAAACAATCAAAGTTTTATCTTGAAACTATAGGAAATGAAATTGAATACAACGAAAAACTTAAATATTTTTTTGGCGACCGAAAAGGCAGGAACTGGGGTAAAGAAGAAAAGGAATTTATAGCTGGTTTTGATGAAGAAGGCAATCCAAATAGCTATTGCAAAGTATTGATTCGTGGTACAGGGCAAAAAGTAAGAGGATTAAAGTATGGAGCATACAGACCAACGCTAACTGTTATTGATGATGGAGAAGGCGAAAGAAATACAGCAACGCAAACTTTGCGTGACCAATTTAGACAATGGTTAAATGGTGCAGTAATCGCAGGTTCAGGAGATTCTAAGCTGATATTCATTGGAACTATTGTAGATGAAGAATCTTATTTAAATAGAATAGCTGGACCATTAGCATATGATAGAAATGGCAAAAGAAAGATTAAAGGATGGGATAGTCTTTTCTTTCAAGCTATACTGCAAGATAACAAAGATGGATTTTTTACTGCAAGTGGCAAAGAGATTTTAGATAAAAAAGGTAAACCAAAGGTATTGTGGGAAGATTACAGACCTTATGATTGGTTGATTGCAGAAAGAGATAGGCTTGTTTCTGAGGGAGATGTAGCATATTTCTATCAAGAATATCAAAACATTCCTATGGATGATAGCTTTAGAGTTTTTAAAAAAGAAAATATATCGTACTGGGAGGGAACTTTTGATAATGCAAATGGATTCCCTGTTATATATCAAGACTTTGAAGGCGATACGTACGAAACACCTGTAAATATTTTTATGGGTGTTGACCCTGCATCATCTGAAAATATCAAAGCAGACTTTTCTGTTATAATGGTTATTGGTGTTGATGCTGAAAATAACATATATATCATAGATTATCATAGAGGTCAGATGGCTCCAATGGATTTAGCAGATAAATTGTTTGAAATGATAGAGTTTTATGAGCCAAAGATAATAAATATAGAAGAAACTGGGCATGTTATGTTGTCTGATTACATGACTAGAGAATCTAAAAAAATGGGCAAATTTTACAATATATCGCCCAAAAAAGCTATAAAAAGCAAGTTTTATAGAATAAAACAACTACAACCATACTTTGCTAGCAAAGCAATGTTTATAAAAGATGCGCATTGGGAGTTGGAACAAGAATTGCTAAACTTTAAAGAACATGGTAGTTTTAAAAAAGATACATTAGATGCCTTGAGGTGGGCGATTGATGATATATATGCGCCTAGACATGGATATGATGAGGATGGGGATAGAATTGTTAGGAGTTCAGGCTTTGTTGGAATAGATTGGGAAACTGGACAAAGGATATTTGCATAATATATAAAATAATGATTAATATAGGCAAGAATGATAAATTTAAAAAATATAAAGTTAGATGAAATAACCGCATCTGACATAGAGGAAGAATATATTTATTATCAATCTTCTGCAGAAGAACATAAATATCAAATGTCAGAAGATGAAGAATTTTATTTAGGACTTCAATTAACACAAGCACAAAAAGATTATTTAGTTTCAGTTGGTCAACCACCAGAAGCAAATAATAAAATAAGACCTGCTGTTGAGCAAGTCCTTTCAAATGTAGCAGGCTCATCTCCAGAATGGGATGTAAGACCTGTAGGTAAAACAGATTCAGAAGTTGCTTTTGTCTACAATAGATTGTTAGATAAAATCTGGTATGATTCTGATGGTGATAGACATTTTCGTACTTGTGTTAAAGATTATATTGTAAAAGGGTTAGCATACATGTATGTTTATCCAGATTGGCAATCTGAGCAGGGCAGAGGTGGTATTAAAATAAAAAGAATAGCACCAGAAAATATATATGTTGACCCAAACTCATCTGACCCATTTTTTAGAGATGCTGCATCATTAATACTTTCTGATACAACAACAAAGACTGCTATGAAGTCTGTGTTTCCAGAGTACGCAAAAGAAATAGATGATGCTAGAGAAGATTATCGTGACGACGATTACGCTACAACAAAATATAATCGTGATGAGATTATCCGTAGAGCTGATGTAAATGATGATGGTCAGCCAAGGATAAGAAAATATATTAGATGGTGTAAAGTAACTGAAGAGCAAATACTTTTAACTGATTCAATTACTAAAAGACAAAAAAGTTTTACTAAAGAAGAATATGATGAATTTAAAAATACTGAAAGATTTAAAGCATATATAGAAGAAAATCAAGTTGAAGAAGAAAAAATATATGTAACAAGAGTAAGAGAAATATTTGCTGTTGGAGATTTAATTTTATACGACGTAGTTTTACCATTAGAAGATTATCCAATAGTACCAGCTTGTAATGAACATAATGGTAATCCATTTCCAGCTGGCGATGTGAGGCATGCAAAAACCCCACAGCGTATGTTAAATAGAACCGAGGCATTGCTTATCTCACATGCTACAAGCACTGCCAGCTTCAAACTTATTTACGAAGATGGTGCTATTGACCCTGAAGAATTAGAAAAATGGTTTGTACCAAATGCAATAATTCGTGCAAATCCATCTGCCTTGCGAGAAGGTAAAATAAAAGAATTATCTCCACCTGCAATTAGCTCGCAACTTTATGTTGAAAAACAAAGATATGAAACAGATATAGAAACTGTTTTTGGTTCATATAAATTTCAACAAGGCAATCCTGCTGGAGCAGTTGGAACTTTTGGAGAAGCTAGAATATTAGATGAATCAGCTTCAAGAAAACAAAATTTTAAAATACTTCCAATATATGACATGCTAACTAATATTGGAAAGATTGTATCTAAATATATTCCATATGTTTACGATAAAGAAAGAGTGCTTAGAGTTATGAATCCGCTAGGCATAGAAAAAGAATTAAAAATCAATGTACCTGTACTAAATGATTATACACTAGCAATAGATAGGATATATGATGTTACAACTGCTGAAGTTGATA